AAACTTGAGCTGCTGACGCGCTTGGGCTATGCGGCGCAGGGCTACCCGCCCGGCATGGAGGCATTGCTGACCAGCTTCCTTCAGGACGCACAGGAACAGGCGTACTGGCGCTATCCGGTGCTGCACACGGAGAAGTGGTTCCCGTGGCAGACGCAGATCGGACAGCGGTTCTACGATGTTCCGATTGATTGCACGAAGTATCTGAACTTCCGTCGCGTGACGTGGGCGGGCCTGCAAGATGATGACGCGTGGTTCCCGCTGGTGGCCGGCATCAATCCGCTGTTGTTCAACCAGACCATGAACAGCCTGCCGCAGTACTACGAGTTGCGCGAGTCGCTGGAAATCTGGCCAGCCCCGGACAAGGCGAGCTACGTCATCTGGCTGAAGGGCCACATTGGCTTGATGCCGTTTGAGGAAGATGATGACCGAACCACCATCGACTCCCGCGTGGTGTTCCTTGCCGCGCTGGCCAATGCCAAGGCCCACTACGGCCAGCCGGACGCGGGGCGCTATGACCGCGAGGTTGAAATCCTGATTGGCCGTATGGCAGCAGGCACTCACTACACGAAGCGTTACATTCCCGGCGAGAGTCCGCGTGTCGGGCTTCCGCTCCCCATTCGACAAGTCCCCGGAGGTTGATCCATGGCCGTCTCTGCCGTTCTCGCCCCTGCCACCACGGCAGGCCAAAGCTCCACCGTCGTGGTCACTACTGCCAGCGGCCCCAAGTCGCTGTCCCTGTTCACTGCAGCGGGCGGCAACATTCCGGCTGACGTGCTGATTCCGATTGAGCGACTCAACTCGTCGGCAACATGGAGTCCAACGGGACTCATGCTGTCCGGCCAGTCAGGTTCGAACCTGTCGCCGCGCACCAGCATCCTGCTGAACATGCCGGGTAGCTTCCGCGCCAACCGCCCTGTGATATCGGTTGCCGTGGGCGTTGACGTTGACGATGGCACCTGATGCGCCAGGCCGTACTCTCCACGCAGAAGGGTGGCATATCGCGCCTGCGGGATAAGGGCGGCGCGTCTGCGGAAACCCTGTACGACCTACAAGATGCCTACGTCACCACGGCCAAGACGATCCGTGCGCGCCCAGGCAGGACCACACACATCACGCTGAACCCCGGGACTGTCGGTCTGACGGCCTTCAATGGCATGTTCTATGTGTTCGCGGAGGACTTGGTTCCGCAATCTGACCCGCGTGTGGAGTGCATCGTCCTGAAACATCCCACAGACAATGCCCGCACGGTCACGAAGATCCATTTCGCCCAGCCATTCCTTGGTCGACTGTACGTGGTGGCTGAGTTCGACAATGGCGATATCTTCCACTATTGGGTGACCAATGCTGATGACTGGACGGCAAACACGGTCTACGGCTACAAGCAGCAGGTGGTGCCGACTGTGCCCAATGGGTACGTGTACGAAGTCACGAATGTGGACACCTCGCCGGCGTGGGTTGCGGGTGAAACCATCGTGCTGACCGACGTTCGCCAGCCGCGCACGTACTCTGGTTTCAAGTTTGAGGCCGTGGCCATCGCTGGCGTGGCACCCGTCAAGACTTCAGACACCGAGCCGGTATGGCCGACCACCGAAGGCGCGCAGGTCGTCGAGTACAGCTATGGCGGCACCACGCCGTCCACCACGCCACCGCCGCCGACCACGACATTCCCGCCTGAAGTCGGCGGCGAGTACGCCCCCTTCCCGCCGCGTGAAGATCCGCGCACGGGCGAAACGAGCATCATGTAATGGCGATAGTCGCGATATGGGCACCCGGCATCCTGACCTCCACCGGCCAGGTGATCGCCCCCACGCTGCCGAACGGGTTTGTCTATCAGGCCGTGCAGGTTCCTACCGACCGCACGGGTACTGCCGAGCCAAGCTGGCCGCTGATCGCCGGCAACACAGTGGTCGATGGCGCGGTGACGTGGGAGGCGGTGACCGCGACGTCGATCACATGGGAGGCGGTGCCGATCTACAAGAGCGGGGCGACGGAGCCGGTATTCCCGGCCACCATGGGTGGCACCGTCGTGGACGGCAGCATTACATGGACGGCGACGACCTACCAGGTGACCGACCCCCGCTGCCCGAATACCAAGCAGGTCATCATCGCAGCCTCCAAGGTGTTCGCCGCTTCGCGGGACGTGGTGCGCTATTCGGCCACCTCCAACCCGATGGACTGGTCAACGCAGGATAACGCCGGCTTCCTGCCTACGGGCTTGCAGGCGCAGGTTGACCCCATCGTGCAGGCGTTGGGCCTGTATCGCGGCAACATGACGGTCTGGTCGTCTGGCGAGATGCAGGTGTGGCAGGTTGACCCTGACCCGGGCCGCATGGCGTTGCTGGACAACATTCCCTCCATTGGGTCGAACTTCTACCGCGCCCATGCATCGGTGTCGGGTGATCTGTACTTCCTGACCCGGCTGGGCGTGCGCTCCGTTTCGATTGCAGGCGGCTCCACGAACCTGCAGGCCGGCGATGTGGGTACGCCTGTGGACAGCCTGATCCAGCCGCTGCTTCCCAGCTCCGATCCGCTTGGATTCTTCTACCCTGCTGCAGGACAGTACTGGCTCGCGTTCGGCGCGCAGGTGTACGTCTATTCACAGTCCCGTCTTGGCGGAATTGGCGCATGGAGCCGGTACGTGTTCGCTGATGCGGTGGATTACGTGGCCCAGCAGGACGGCGAACTGTACCTGCGCTCCGGCGATACGATCTATCTCGTCGACGAAAGCACTGGATTGGATGACGCGACGCCGGTCAATGGCTTCGTGCAATGGCCATGGCTGGACATGGGCCAGCCGGGGGTCAACAAGATGATGGTGGGCATGGACTTGGTGTCCACGGGTACGCCACTGGCATCCATCGGCTACGACCAAACCAACGTCACCGCATTCACCACCCCGTATGCCCTGCCGGCAGATACGCAGCCGGGGCACATCATCCCCTTCCCGCTGACCGCTCCCTCGTACTCGCTGCGCGTGACCTATCAGGGTGCTGCCGAGCGGTGGGAGCTGCTGTCCGCCAACCTGTTTATCCAAGACCAGAGGCCCACCGCATGAGTGAAGCACTCCGCAAGAAGTGGACACTCGCCCGCCCCACCCTGCGCGAGCTGATCGTGCTGTGCGCGAACATGCGTCCAGACGAGATTGAGCAGTACCTTGCCTTCCATGAGGTTGACGGATGGGATTTTGAGCAGGCGGCGCACATGTTCTACGGCCTGCCGGGGGTGAAGTTCACCCTGCTTGGGCCGGACGGTGCGCCCATCGTGGCGGGCGGATACGTGCGCTTGCACGGGAACGTCTGGCGGTCATGGATGTGCGGAACGATGGATACGTGGAGTGCGCACTGGCGGTCAATCACCGAGGCGACCCGGTTTGTCATGGACTGTCTGATTGAGGATGGGGCCACGCGGCTGGAAACGCTGGTACTGGAAAGCCGCGAGCAGACGTGCCGCTGGTACGAAAAGGGGTTGAAGCTGGAGCGTGAGGGGGTCTTGCGCGGCTACGGGGTAAGGGGTGAAAATGCGATCACGTACTCGCGCTTCGTCCCGCGAACCATCCTAGAGGAGGTTCATTGTGGGCAGTAGTGGAGGCAACGCAACCGCACAAGCCGAACAGGCCGAACGCGAGCGTCAAGCGCAGATCAACGCAACACAGCAGCGCATCGAAGGCGTATTTGCTGCGCCGCAGCGTGAAGCAGACATTGCGGATTTCCTTGAGGCAACGCGAGGGTATTACCGCGACGACGCCAATCGTCAGCAGGGGGATGCAGCCCGAAGCCTGCAATTCGCCTTGGCCCGCACGGGCAACACGGGCGGCTCGTATGACGCAGACACCAATCGCCGGCTGGCGGAAACCTACCAGCGCGGCATCCTTGAGGCAGACCGGCGGGCGCAGAGCAGCGCGGCAGCCCTGCGTTCGGCAGACCAGCAATCCAAGCAGCAGCTTCTGGCCATGGCACAGTCTGGCCTAGATATGACAACAGCCTCCACCAATGCCGCGCAGGCATTGCGCAACAACCTGTCCGGCGCTAAGGCGGATGCCCGCGAGGGTTCGCTGGGCAGCTTGTTCTCCAGCTTCGGCGACATCTACAGCAACTCGGTCAAGCAGGACGAGGAGCGTAGGGCGCAGAAGTCGATCTACAACACTCTCTACCAGCCACAGGGCTATCAAGCCGGATACGGAGGCGGAACCTAATGGGCGCAGCAGCAGCAGCGGTGCCGTACCTTCTGGCGGCGGCGGCAACCGGCGCGAGCATCTACAACACGAACCGGACGGCGCGCAAGCAGGATGACGCGCTGGCCGCAGGTATCCGTGAGCAGGCGAAAACCCAGCGCAAGGCGAACACGAAGATCGCCGACGAGCTGACTTCCTTGGAGGGCAGCCGCTCTGCCGACGAAGCCGCCTCCACCCTGCAGCAGTACCAGAGCGCGCTCCAAGGCACCGAGCAGCAGGCCCGCGCAGGGCAGGCGATGGCCGGACTGTCGAAGGAGTACGACGCCGCGACGACCAGCAACAACGCGAAGTCGAACGAGTACGTCAGCAAGATTGCAGGCCTGTTGAGCCGGATGGATGCTGCAGGCCAGCAGCGCGAGGGCGAAGGCTTCCGCGTGGGCGATTTGGCCAGCAACCTTCGCATCCTGGGCCGTGAGGCAGAGGGCCAAGGCTTCCTGTCGCGGATGCGCGCACAAGGGATACGCCGAAACCCATGGATTGACGCAGCCTCGGCGGCTCTGAACTCCTATGCAGGCGGCATGACGTCCTCTGCCGGTGGCGGGGCGAGTGAGTCTGCGCCCATCGCTTACGGGATGGGTCGTGGCGTCGGAGGTCCACGGTAATGGCCTCTCCACTGGAGCGCGGCGTGGGTGACTTCGTGCGGGCGCTTGGCTCGCGTGGTGCGGTGCGCCAGGACGCAGAGCGTCGCGCAGTCGGAACCGCCGATCAAATGCTGCGCGCACAGATTCGCGCCGATGAGCTTCGCTCGCGTGAAGGGTTGGGCGATGCGCTGACCGCCTTGGGTGTTGAGAACGGGGAGTCCTTGGGCACCGTCATGCGTGGCGGGTTCGGCAACTTCCAGCAGGGCACTGCAGGCCTTGGCAACCTTGCTGACCTTGCCCTGTTGAATCGCGGCGAAGAACTGGCGGCGAACCCATCCGATGTGGACGAACTGAACCGCATCATCGCCCTGCGCGCCAAGAAGCCACTGGCCCGGACGCAGATCAGCGGGAACACCGCCTTTGATCCGTATGCCGCCCCGTCTGCGGAAGGGCTGATTTCAACGCCGCTGGGCGACTCCATGATCCTGGAGAATCAGGCCAGTGCGGCGAAGTCGGGCCGCGTGTCGGGGTCAACCCGTGCGCCGGAACGATTCTCCCAGCCAACGCAAGGCTCACTGAAGAACGCCTTTGGAAAAGACGGCAAGCTTGACCAGTCGCGCTACAACCTGTTCCTGCGCTGGCGTCAGGACAACCCGGAGATTCGCAACGGTGAGGAGGCGCTGCAGACGTTCGTGAATGGTGCTGACGTGTTCACCATCAATGAGCATGGCTCATGGCGTCCGAACCCGAACCGTTACAGCCCCGGCCCTGACGATGGCGTTCCTGTGGTTGGCGAAGAGCGCGGCCTCGGCGACGTGATGGCGGGCGATACGTTCTATCAGGGTGCGGATGGACAGCAAGTCAAGGCGCGAAGCCCGCGAATAAGCCAAGTCGGAGGACGTCCAGTGGTGTCCGTTGATACGCCTGAAGAGGCCAAGGCTGCATGGGCTAGGCTCGCAAAAGGCGCGGGCATCCGATTGCCAAACGGCACCATCAAATTCAAGGAATAGGCGTGGCTGACTGGCTTGATGATCCGGCCCTATACAAGAAACCAACACCATCTAAAAGTGGTGGCGCGGATGCTTGGCTGGATGATCCGTCATTTTACGTTCCTGCCAACAAGCAGCCCGCCAAGACTGGGATGTTTGATGACCTTGTGCCTAGTGCCGGCGCAGTTGCGCCTGGAACCACGATCCCGCTACGTCCAGAGGATCGGCGCGCCGGCATGATCTATACCGACGCCGCTGGCCGTCCACGTCGATGGAATGGCGAGTCATTCGACTTCGGCGATGCTGCCCGCGAAACCACGATAGGCGAGACGGTCAAGGGTGCGGGTGTTGATCTTCTGCAGGGACTGACCCGCGTTCCAGAGGGGCTTGCGGATACTCTCGGCTGGCTGTTTGGCGGTGGTGAATCCCTGCTGACCCCGACTGCCAAGGCGGATATCCAAGGGTCACGCGACTACCTGGAAACCCTGAAGCCGCAAGCCTACCGCAGCGAGCAGGCGGTTCCGATTGTGCGGCGCGATGCCGAAGGCGGCATTGAGGGCGTAGGCCTTCCGTCTGCAGAGTCTGTGCTTGGTTCGCTCACGCAGAGCGCCCCACAAATCCCGTTGCTGTTGGCTGGCGGCGGGAGCCTGCGAAAGCTTGCGGACAGCGTACTGACCAAATCGCCACGCCTTGCCGCTGCCGTTGGGTATGGCGGAGCAAATGCGGCAATGGTTGCTCCGACTGGCGCGGAAGATGTGCGCATGCAGGCGCTGGCCGAAGGCGCATCCGAGGCGGAGGCTGACCTTGCCTCCAAGAAAGCATTTACCATGCTGGCTCCGCTCACCGCTTTGACGGGCGGCGCGGGTGGCGCAGCGTCGGCAGGACAGGGACAGCAGGCGTCCAACCTGTTGCGCGCCATGTTCGGCGGCTTCGTGGCAGATGCTCCGTTTGAGGGCATCGAAGAAGCGGGCCAGAGCGTCGCGGGTGATGTTGCGCTGGGGCGTCAGATCGACCTTGCCAATGCGGCGGAAGCGGGGTTGCAGGGTGTGGCGGCTGGCGGCCTTCCAGGCGCGACCATCGCTGCGCTGGAGTCTCGCGGCGCGCCCCGCCCCCTTGGTGACTCCTACGCCGATCTCGTTCCTGAAGTCACTCCCGAGCAGATTGCCCAAACACTTGATCTACGCGGCGAGCGGGGGCCGGAGGCGACTCGTCCCGCGCCGGTCCCTGCCGTCGCACCCGTACAAGCAGCGCTTGTTGAGCCTATGCCCATCGACATTCCTCGCGAGGACACGGCTGACCTAGATGCCGCCTTGGCTGCGGTTGCGCTCCTCCGTCCCGAGACAGGACCGGCGATTGAGGCCGCTCCTGCAATTGAAATGGAAGCGCCGACCCGCCGCGCCGACGAAATCGAAGCGGCGCGCATGGGCGAGCTGCGGACTCTGCGCCGAGAGGGGTCGATCACTCCGGAGCAATCCGCCGAGCTTCTGGATTTAGCCGAGCGCGACCGACTGACCGCCCGTGTCGCGGGCCGACGCATCCTAGGCGTGCAGAACATGGAGGCTCGCACCGAAGCGGAAGCCTCTGGGCAACTGAAGCCCGTGCAAGCCTTCGCGGATGCCGACAACTTCAAGGCCGTGAATGACCGGCTGGGGCATGAGGTCGGGGATGATGTGATCCGCCAGATGGGCAGCCTGTTCGCCGAGCAGCTTGGCGACGGCAACGTGTTCCACCGGGGCGGCGACGAATATGTGATGCAGGCGGACACGCCTGAACAACTGGACGCTGCCATGCAGGCCGTGCGCCAGAGGTTGGCCGATTCTGTCCTCCGAGTTACGTTGGAAGATGGGACGGTCGTGGAACAGAACGGGGTAGGGTTCTCCTACGGAGCCGGCCCCACCATTCAGGAGGCAGAAAGTGCCCAATACCGAGACAAAGAGGCCCGCAGGGCCGCAGGACTCCGCACCGACCGGACTGCCCAGCCCGTCGCAAGTGATAGAGCGGCTGGAGAAGGAAGGCAAGAAGCCGGTGAAGGCGCAGTTGATACTACCCAAGAGGTAGAACAGCAGCAGGCGCGTATAGAGCCTGCCAGTGTGCAGCCGCCCAAGTCCACCGGCACCAAGAATGCCGTGATGGACGCCGAGCGCGCCGAGGCTGGTCGTGATCCAATCATCCGCGATGCCCGCAAGTCGAATCAGTCCACGGTGGATGAGGCCATCCAGTCGTTGGCAGATAGTCCGACGCGTGGCGCTGAAGTGGTCGAACGCCTACGCAGCGATGGAGTGAGCGCCATCTCGCTGGAGGACGAAGCTGTCCTGATGGTGCACAAGCGCAAGCTGATGAACGAGCGCAACAAGGCCGCCGACACCTTGTCTGACCCCGAGGCTACTGAACCTGCCAAGGCTGTGGCGCAGCGCGAGTGGGAGCGCACAGAATCCGAAATAAGCGCCATCGACGAAGCCAGTTATGCGTCAGGCCGGGAATGGGGTAGGCTGGGCCAATTCCGCCAGCGGATGCTGCGCGAGGATTTCAGCCTTGAGGCGATGGAGCGCAAGCTTCGGGCCGTGACGGGCGAGCCGTTGACGCAGGAGCAGACCGCCGAGATCAAGGCGTTGCACGAGAAGCTTGCCAAGGCGCAGGAGAAGCTGGAAGCAGCCAATGCCCAGCTTGCCGAGGCGCAGTCAGCGACGACCTACGACGACCTTGTGAGGGCCATGCAGCAGGCCGCGAAGGGCGCACGCAAGCGTCCGACGTTGAGCCGTCTCCGTGAGGCCGCGAACGAGTCGCGTGCCGCGCTGGCTGCCGTGGAGAGCGTTCCGAGGCGTAAAGGACAGTCCGGCGCGGCAATCAATCCGGCGGCGTTCTACCATCTCGCCAGAATCGGAGCCTACGAGTTCGCCAATGGTGCGGTAACGCTGGTCGACTGGACCGCACGCATGAAAACGGCGCTGTCTGAGCGGTTCGATGAGTTCCGCGAGATGCTGCCCGAAGTATTCCGGGCGTCCAAGGTGCTGACCGCCGAGAGCTTGGGGCAGGGCCAGTCTGTAGATTCCATTGTCTCCGAGTTGGGCGACGCGCCGACCACGCAGGACGTGCGCAAGCTGGCCGAGGCCCATATACGGGCCGGTCTGCGCGGCGAAGGTCCGGTCATGGCGGCGGTGACGGCCTCCCTGCAAAAGAACTTCCCCGACCTGACAGAGAGGGAGGTTCGCGTCCTGTTTTCCGAGTACGGAAAGGCTACGTTCCCGAGCAAGGATGAGGTGAAGGTTGAGCTGCGTCGGCTCCGGTCATTGGTGCAACTTCAGGAAAGCATCACCCGACTGGAATCCGGGCAGCCCGCTCTCAAGTCAGGTCCGCAGCGCGACAAGGACATCCAAGAAATCCGGGAGAAGCGCACGCGCCTGAACGAGCTGCTGAAAACCCTAGTCAAGTCGGCCAAGACGCCAGAGCAGCTTGCCAGCTACAACGATGCGCGCATCCGGAACCTTAACAACCAGATTGAGGATTTGCAGAAGCAGATCGACACGGGAGAAAGGCCGTCTCCACGGGCAAAGCCAATCCCGTCTGCTGAGGTGCAGGCACTGATTGCCAAGCGTGACGCGTTGCGCGACGAAATACGAGCCATCGACAAGAAGCCGGTGGACCCGGAGGCCCGGTATCAGGAGCAGCGAGGCCGAGGCATACAGCGGCGGATCGAAGAGCTTGAAAAGCGCATTGCGTCCGGCGACTTTGAGAAGGTCAAGCGGGTTCCGCGTGAGCTGGACGACGCCAACAAGCGGGCGGCTTACGAGCTGGAGAAGGTCAAGGAAGAGTTTGAGCGACTGCGGTTTGAGGCGGAAATGGAGAGGCGCACCCCGCTCCAGAAGGTTCTTGGCGGAACTCGGGATGCGGTCAACCTTGCCCGCGCCTACATGACGAGCGTCGACCTTTCCGGGCTGCTCCGTCAGGGCGGATTCATATCGTTCGGCCATCCGGTGCGCGCCGCCAAGTCGGTGCCGGCCTCGCTCAAGGCGTTTGTCTCTGAGAAGGCAGAGTTTGAGGCCAACGAGGAGATCAAAAACCGCCCCAATGCGCCGCTCTACAAGAAGTTCGGGCTGGAGCTGACCGGGATCGGATCGGGGCCACTGTCCAAGGTCGAGGAGGCATACGCAACGCGCTGGCTGAACAAGCTACCGGCACTTGTTGGCGGCGGTATCGTGCGCGGCTCTGGCCGGTCTTATACCGTCATGCTGAACCGCCTCCGTGCGGACAGCTTCGATGCCATGGTGGCCGCGCTGGCCAAGGATGGGAGCAACCCGACCAAGGAGGAGGGCGCTGCGATTGCCAACTACATCAACGTGGCCACCGGTCGCGGCAAGGTTGGCTCCTCCAACAATGCGGGCGAAGTGCTGAATACGGTGTTCTTCGCTCCGCGCCTTGTGGCCTCGCGCTTCCAGTTGCTTGCCGGCCAGCCGCTCTATGGTGGAACGAACCGCACCCGTAGCATGATCGTAAAGGAATATGCGCGATTCCTGACGGGTGTCGGTATCGCCATCACGCTGGCGGCGATGATGAGGGACGACGACGACGAGACCCCGACAATTACATGGGACCCACGCTCCGCTGATTTCGGGAAGGTGCGCTTCGGCAACACCTTCCTTGATCCGCTGGCTGGGTTGGCGCAGGTCACCACCTTCCTTGGCCGCATGGTCACGGGCGAAACGGTCACGACGAAAGGCGTCAAGCCGCTGCGCGCCAATTACACGCTGACAGACTTGCGTGGTGCCATGGGTCAAGACGTGACGCCGCATAAGCTCTCCAAGGACGGGCGGCTGCCATTCGGCTCTGGCGACGGCGCAAGCGTGCTGTTCCGCTTCCTGCGGTCGAAGCTGGCCCCGGTTCCTGGCGCAATCGTGAACACGCTCGCCGGACAAAACATGATTGGCGAGCCGGCGACCCCCGGCAATACGGCGCTCTCGCTGGTGACGCCAATGTCCATGGGCAACATCGCTGACGTCATGGAGGAGCAAGGCGTCTCTCGCGGCGCTGCGATCACGCTGCTTGGATTGCTTGGCATGGGCGTCCAGTACCGCAAGCCCAAAGAAGCCCCAAGGCCCGAAGAGGCCGAAGAGGGCAAGAACAACGCGGAGCAGTAATGGGCACCAAGATCACCCTATCCGCCTACCGCACCGCTGGCCGTCCAGTGCAGGTGTCCATCGACCCGGATGCCACGGAAGGCGCGACCTTTGGGAAGAACGTCTATGCGCCGGACGGCACGCTGGTTCCGTATTCCAGCGTCCTCAACCCGTCGACACCGGCAGGCAGCACAACCTCCGCCCTAGCACCGAACCTTGCGACCTTGGCAGCGCAGGGTGGTACAGGCGTCTACGTGCTGACCGGGCCCGGTACAAGTGCGGTGCGCGAGATCGTCAGCACGGACGGCAGCGTCACCATTACCAATGGTGACGGGGTTGCTGGGGATATCGACTTGTCTGCATCCGGCGGGAAGCCGCGAGGCATCACGGTCACGGGCGGCTCATTCAGTGGCTCCGCATTGATTGGAGGCGATGCGGTTGGCGGGCTGTCCGCATCCGACTACACGCTGACCGGTAACTGGTACTTGTGGTGTTCGCCATCCGGTTCGGTTGAGGTGGATGTTCGGCGCACGACATTCGGAACACTTCCTCCTGGCCCTGGTGATTCCATGTGCGGTGGCAATGAACCTGCGGTTGTTGGCGGCTTGTCCGCGTCTGGCACTTATGCGGGCTGGACGTCGACCACAATCACGCAAAATGACGCCTTGTCAGTTGTTGTCAATTCTGCAACAACTGTGACGTGGTTTGCTTTACTTTTGGAGGCAGTATGACTTGGCTTATTCTTACGAATGCATCTCCCGGTGCGACCCGCAATGCGGGAACGCAGGGTGACTTGACTACCCTGCTTGATTGGGCGTTGCCACAAGCAAGCTGGGCAATTGAGTACACGGGCACCAATGAGCGCGTGTATAGGCCAAGTACGGGCCTGCGAAATCGGCTCTATGTGAACCACAATACAGCTACGTCAGGCAATGCAGGACTAGCAACTGTACGCGGCTGTGAGAATGCCAGCAGCTCCTCATCGCTGACTGACCCGTTCCCGTTAGTTTCGCAGATCGCCAATAACTTAAGCACTTGGAACATCTCAAACTCCGCAAACACTACAGACCGTCCATTCAGAATTTATCTTAGTGAAACCTTTGTATTCTATTTTTCAAATAGTACTGGCACCGCTGATCAGTGGGATGTGGGATTCTTTGGCGATGTTGAGGGCGTCCTCGGATCGGATGTGTATTACACCGTTTGTAATATAAGAAACAACTCATCCCCATCTGCACAGAATGGAATTACGCAAACTACAGGTTCTGGATTTACGGCAGGATCTAATCTTTTCTGGATGCGCGATATTACTGGCGCAACAAAATCAACTCGCGGTATTGTCTACACATCAGGAACAAGCTTTGGGAACGTGGTAGGTATGCCCGCTGCTCGTGCAGGCTATCAAAACAGAGTCTATCGTGAGCAGGTAGGGGCTACCGATAGTGGCGGTACGGCCACTGTTCACTCGCTAGGCTTACTTAAGCGAGGATGGATACCTAACTTGTGGAGTGGTCTACATGCAGGTAAAGGCTCTTTACAGGGCGTTGATACGTTCACTGACACTACCTACAACCCATCAGCTTCGTTTCGCGCCCTAAGCTCAAGCACAATTCAGTTTGTAATTATGGAAGAAACAGACACATGGAGTCCGCCGTGATGGCTGCGCTAGGTGATATTAGTACTGACATGAAGGTGGCGGTTTCTTGGTCGTCCGTGGAGGTTTCGATACCTGCATGGCCGGACGTGAGTTTGGCGATGCCCGCAGGAGCCGCCCCGCTGCCCCCCGTGGGCGGTTCTTTCACCGGACATATTTCGTTCACGAGCTAGTGTATACACAGCCCAATACCATCCAAGACGAGTAGACTTCCCGCAATCAAACCCTCCACGAACAGGAGCAAGACATGACCACGAACTTCCCCACGTCGCTTGACCAGTACGGCCCCGTCCCGCGCAATCAAGCGGTAGCGGTCAAACACCATGATCGGCATCAGGACATTGAGGATGCCATGGAGGCGGTGCAGGAGTATGTAGGGGTTGAGAACTCCGCAGATACAGCATCGCTTACCTATGCGATCAATCAACTGATTGGGGTGCCGAACGGGAGTAACGCTCGCTTCCTGCAGGCGGGAGCCGGCGCTGTTCTTCGCACGGTGCAGGACAGGCTTCGCGATACGGTATCCGTCAAGGACTTCGGCGCTACGGGTGACGGCGTGACGGACGACACGGTGGCGATTCAGGCGGCCATCAATTATGTGCAATCCGTCACCACAGCGAACGGGAACGCGACCAACTGCCGTTTGTATATTCCGCGAGGAAGCTACGTCGTCAGTGACACGTTGACGATCAGCACGCCGATTGCCGTGTTCGGCGATGGAACGGGGGACATACCTACCAACAACGCCCCCGGCACGGGTCGCGCCATGACGCAGCTCATTGCATCTGCAGCGATGGCAGACAAGCCAATGGTGCGCGTGATTGCGGCAGTTTCGGGGGACGTGCTGATCCAAGGTGAGTTCACCGGCATCCAATTGCAGGGCCAGGGGTACCCCTCCTACGGCTTCCACGGGTCGTCGTTGTCACGCTGGAAATTGGACGTGTCTGAGTTCCGTTGCCGCTTGGCTGGCATGCGGCTGGACGATGCCAACGCCACGCTCAGTTCGTTCAATGAAATCCGGAACTGCTATATCGCTGGCGTCGATGGTTCAACGGCAGGGTCGCATGGCTTGTGGATCATCGGCACGCAAGGTACAAGCGCAGGAAACCCGCAGCAGCGCATCTTCATGTCGTTTGCCGAAACGGTCAACGGCGACAACCTGCGCTTTGAGTCGGACGTGGACAATGCCATCGTCTACTACGCGGGCGGGGCCGTAACGGGGACGGGGCGCAACCTTGCCCTGATCGCAGGCGTCGCGGTGCCGCGCATCAACTTCTTCCTGTTTTGGGCGGGCGGTGCTGCGTTCTTCGACACCAACACATTCGGCAACGTGATTGGCGCAACGTCGTCTGAAACGACCAGTATTACCGGCTCCGGCCAGTACCACTTGCAGGGGATTGTGGACTACATCAACGCCGGCATGTGGCAGACAAACCGGTTCCTGTTGTCCGATGAATTGACCTTCACGCCCAACGACTTCAACCAGTCTGCGCTTGGCGCTGGGTCCACCGTGCTGAATCTTGCCAGCGTTCTGCCTTGCTGGACGTTGGACGCCGCTGCAAATGAGGCCATCGCCACAGCCAGGCGAGTGCCGAAAAGCTGGCGCAACGCACGGGCCACTCGCGTCATCATCAGCTATTCGTTCACTGGTGCGCCCGGGGTTGGCACGGCGGTCGTGTTCCGAACCCACTTCAATGCTGGCGCGCAGACCAGTGGCGCGGTTGTTGGTGTTCCGACGCAGACCACGCAGACCGTGGCAGTTCCATCCAATACGGCAGATCGCAACTTCATTGCAAACATTGCCTTTGCATCTCCGATTACGATCCCGAACGATGGGATTCTAATGCTCGCAATTCAGCGCATGGGGACGGACGGAGCTGATACAGCGGCGGGGGACGTTTATATCGCCAGCGTCACGCTGGTCATGGAGTCGCTCGGCCCACAATCTGTAGGCAGCGGAACGTTGACCATTCCGTCAATGGGAACCTAACCATCCCCCAGCAGCCGGACGGTTTGGCCGACGAGCGAATGGGAGACATGGATCGTCGCCAGCTCGCCAACCTTGCCGCGTACTTTGACCTTGGGCGCAGCTTCAATCTCGGCCACAATCCGGTGTAGTAACTGGATCGGGTGATCGTAACGGTATGAGTCAACGGACACGGTTTTCAGGTACTCCCTCGCGTCGGACAGGGCGGTCATCGTGAGCCCTCCTTTGTTGCGTGATAGCTGTGCTGACGATGCCCATCTTCAATGTCGCAACAGGCCGGATAGAGCAGCCCGGTCATGCCGCTATATCCGGTGGACGTGTGTACTCGGTTGCACTTGGGACACATCCACATCCTAAGACGGGCATAGGTGTGTAGCGTGTTGAACGCCATCGCTGCATCCCAAAGTTTCTTCCTCTCTCGTCGCGCAGCCTTTGCTTCCTTCGCTAACTTCCGCGCCTGCCTGATGAACTCAATCACGCATCACCCCCGTCGCGGGCGTTCATGGCGGCTGTGAGGGCTTCCCGAATGAATCGGTGATGCAGCTCTGTTTCGTGGTCGTGGCATGGGGCGAAGCCGTAGCGGACTGCCTCTGCCTCATATGCTTTTGCGGCACGAGCCACCATCGCATCACCCCCGGTCGGCGGGATGGGTTTCAGGCGTGCGGCTATTTGCTGGGCGTATGGAACTGACAGGAAGTGCCGCGCACGTTCGACCATTGAACCCTTGGCTGCGTCACTGACGTATTGCGCAAACTCGACGGCCTGCGCTATCGCAACATCCTTGTCGGACTCCGTTAACTCTTCCTCCCAGCCCGATTGCGCGATGGCGGCTTCTAGCTTGTCCAGCTTGTCCAGCATTGCGGAAAGCTCGCGGTCTGACGGCGAAGAATCTAATATCGCCTCGCGCAGTTCCTCCACCAGCCCAGCTATCGTTTCGTCGGTCATTTCGGTTGCTCCGTGTCGCGGGCGTTCAGGGCGGCTAAATAGTCCGCATAATTCCTTGCCGCGTCGCAATGTTCCACGGGAACCCCGAAGTGCTGCGGGCCTATGTCTGTCCGCATCACCGTCGCATCATCCACCACGGGCGATGGGGATGGGCGGGCGTAGAGTTCAGTACCGGGCTTCGGCATACGTGAATGGCTGAAGTCATCCACATAGAACGCCACCTCGCCGTCCTGTGTGACGTATCCAACCGCCGCCTCCGCCCGCCCGCCATCTGCCGCTGTGGGTGTGGCTCGGGTGTTCCATGCGGCGATGGCTTCGGCATCTGTGCCATGCACGGGGCCGCACGCGCCACAATCGGCGCACTCTACCCATGGGATCATGCCGCCAACGGATACATTGGAACTGCGGCAAAACGGACAATCAAGAAGCGCCGCCTGTTGGTCGGTTGGGGTCATTTCGATTCCTTCGGTTGTGGTCTATCGGTTCCGACTAGAATGCAAATTCCGACAAAGAAGATGGCGGCATGTGTTTTGTCGTCATTGATGAGCATAGCGAACAGTAGCGCCAGAATTGCCAGCCAACGATTCACTCCTTCCCCTCCTTCCGCTGCGGGGCGGATGCGAGTGCGCGAATTGCTTGAACGAATCCTCCCGCGTACAGTTTCGCGTTGTCGTAGTCATCTAGCAGCGCGTACACCTGCTTAGGCAAAGCATCACGCGGCTGCGCGGAGAGGGCGGCGGTGATTGCGCGGAGTGCGTATTCCAGCGGCACGCGGCCCAACTCGTCCGTACTGGAGTTCCCCATCTCAGCTGCCAACAACTCCCGCGCCCTCTGCTCATCCACCACCTTGGCCTCGGGTGCGGACTGCGCTTTCGCTGGATCGCGGCAAGCCGTCTGCCTGCCCATCACAACAGGAGCGGCACACTTTCCGGGCTTGCAATAGCAACCGGACGGCAGTGGCCCAGCATTCCTTAACAGACTTCCGCGCGCCTCGGGTGCGGGTTCGCTGGCGGGGGTGGCAAGCCTGCGGATCGCGTCAGCGCAGTCCTGTGCGGTCATCGGGCTGTCATGGTTGTTCACGGATTCACAGATGCGGGCTGCGTACTCGATAGCCATCTTTGACGTTGCTGATGTGTACCTGCCGTGCACCGCGTCCGCAGCATCAGCCCGTCTCGCTGCTTGCTCGCCAGCGGTAAACCCGTTGTTGTAGTACACATCCCCATCCCCCTTAGCAGGCTGGGCGAGGGCGGCCAGGTACTTGCGCCACCAGTACATCCCGCGATCCGTGGGGTGCCGCTCGCCGAACCATACGCCATCCAGCGGTGCCGAGCCATTTAGGAACTCCGCCAGCGCGGACGGTGTGGGGGCTTCCATTATTCAGCTCCTACGGGAACGGGGTTAAGGCATGCGAAGTCGCCGAAATGGCGGACAGCCGCTCGGTTGTATGCGTGGGCTGCTTCGTCCTGGGTATCGAAGCATCCGAGTTCTACGCATTTGCCAACGACGTATATGTGGGCGCGCCAACGATGTCTGGCACGGAAAACTCCTTTCGCGCCGACTTTCGTACTATTCATGCGCTTGTTTCGACCATTTTCTAGCGGGGTAGCTATGCGCAGGTTTTCTATTCTGTTGTCCAGTTTGTCACCATTTACGTGGTCGATCTGCCCAGATGGAGGCGACCCGTAGTGAAGCTCCCAAGCAAGCCGGTGAACAAACTGCATCCGCTGATTAAAGCAAGCAACCAAATAGCCTCGGCTGCTAAATCTGCGATTGATCGGTCCAGCGAGCCGTCCAGAAATTCTTTCAAGCTCTCCACTCTCCGGGTCGTATGAATAGGTTTCCTTGAGCTTCTGATCACTCATCGGCTTGCTCCTGGTTGGTGGGTGTGGCTCGGAATAGGATTGGGCGCGATGGCCACAAGTCATTCTCGCTGTGAATCCAGTAATCTCCTTTAGGCCATTCGCCGCTGTAGCTGCATTTGTGAATACCTGAACTGCCAGCCTCAATGGCGTCAAACATGCGGCCATCCTTAGGGCAATACATGGCTTCTTTCCAGCCGTAGTCCTTGAGCCGCAACCATGCATCGAACATCATCCGGCGTGCCGAATCTTCGTCTGGCATAAGCTCTTTGCGGCGAGCATCCTGTTCCTGCGCGAGACGGAAGTATTCGTCTGCCTCGCTACGGCGCAGCGGTTCGTGACGATAACCGCCTTTGCCATCACCCAATGTCTTGTGGCCTACGATTTCGTCGATCACTTTAGTTCCCCCTCATAACCCCGTCTTGCGGGGTTGGTAGCCTTAATATAGGCAAGCAATTTATCGCCTCGCGCCCGCATGCCTGCGTTAATTCCGTGGCCAGCACAGTTAGCCACCCAGCGAGCGAGCGGTTCAAACTGCGACAACTCCTCCCGCTCCGCCTCCAGCGCGGCGACGATGGCGCGGATCAATTCCTCATTGATCGTTCCCATATCCCTGCTGCCAGTACGAATGGCGTGTGAAAGCATCGGGAAATTGTGCGCGTCATACACACCAGCGATAATCTCCTTTGCGCGTTGGTCGTTGGTCATGGCTGTTCCTTTGCGAGTTCGGCGAGTAGTGCGTCTGCGGCCTTTATTGAGAGGTACGCATCCCTCGCGTAGTCGGGATTCCCATGGCCTCCACCAGACATGATTGCCTGCATCGCCAACCCAGCGAAGTGCTGGCGTAGGGTGATGCCTCGTATTGGGTCACCCCATTGGTCATTGCCGCCTTCCGTGACTGGCATCCTTCCCAATTCTTTAGCGTTCATTTCAGTTCCCCTCGGTAGGCGGATAGGGCGGCGCGAATAATCACAAGCGGTTCGTGCGCGCCGGGACTCCACGAATACTCGTCACACCATCCGAGGATGTCTTTCTCGGCAACCGCCAAAGCCTCGGCCATCGCCTTGACGGTTTCTTCGCTTGTAGGACACGCTGGCCCGTTACTGCCAACCTTTCGAAAGCCGCTTAAACATTCAGGTCTCATGCGATCCCCCTTGTGCTGTGTCCTGCGCCGCGATGGCTGCGTCGATTGCGGTGTCTACCTCGGAGCGCAGCTCGGTATGGAAGTTATGGTTGTACTCGACCAACCCCATAATGTGGTCTCGCCCTGAAAGCCTGTCGCGCAGCCACCTATACCTATCCGCATCCCTCTCCATCTCCGCATACTTGGCTGCGTGATTGCGGATGAAGTTGACGGCGGCGGCGATGAATTGGGCGTTAGCCTCGGTAAGCGACGGATTGTCATCAGGGACTCCACAAGGCAACACGCTAGCGACCGCGTATCCCATCGCCTCTGTGACGTGCTGGGCAACAATGCGCTCGCCATCAATCCCGTCATCATGGAATCCATGGTCAAGCCACGGCCCAGCCGTCGCCAACTCCGACAGCCGCAACACCTCGGCCAGCGATTCGGATGGGGTCTTGGTGGTCATGCGACCACCTTGCTTAATGCTGCGCGGTAAGCTTCGGCGCGAATCCGCTGCTCTTCTGACTTCGCTCGAAAGCGCTCGGCGTCCGCGTCGAATGCCCTCGCTGCACGGTCTGCGCTTATTGCGTTCTCAAGTAGCTGCCACTCGGGAGTCCCTGCTTTGTATTTGTTTGTCTCGTCGCTCATGTCATACTCCTGTAGCCCTGCGGCCCTGTTGGTCGACGGCGCGGGTATACGCCGTTGTTCTGGAATCCCGGGTCGTACTGAATCTGCCCACCCCTTGCGGTGTATTCTTCCACGGTTTCCGCCGCGCCAGTTGACCGTTCGTCGGGAAGATTGCGCCGGATGGAGGGCTGTTGCAGCGACTTGTCTATGGGCTTGCGCTTGCGGGTCATGCGGCCTTCCTCGTGTTCGTCATGCTGCGCAAACGATCCAGCATGTCATCCTCTATTTCATTGATCGGAATCCCTGCGCGGTACGTTGCGAGAAACTGGTGTTCTGGCGGGGTGAAGTCCTCGTTAGCGCATACGCCCCGCGTCCAGACGCAACCCGCACCGTCCACCCATACCGCAACCCGGGTTCCTGGCATGTTCCGTACCTTGCGGTACACGCGGCGGGCAGCCTCTGCCCAGCCATCTAGCACTATGTCTGCGATGATCCGCTGACGACGGGCGGCGCTCATGCGGCCCGCCTCATGGTCAGCAGCTCGTCCACCAGTGCAGTTGCCTCCTTGTCTGCTGCCTCGCATGCCTTCGCAAGCTCGGCAATGGCCGACTCATCGCGGAATACCCGCACGATGGCCAGCTCCAGCCCATCCGGGAATCGCGGGTCATAGCTCACTACGTCGCACCAAACGCGCCCAGACACCCATAGCTGGCCCTGCACCTGCCATCTGTACTCTTTGGCGTGCTCGCCGGTTCGGAGTGCCTGGACGTGCTTGTGCTGCGCGCCGGGACATTTAAACTCCACCGCGCCGTGATTCCCGACAAGGCCATCCAGCGACGCGCCCGCGTAGGCGTATTCTTCATGGATACCTAAGCCCACCTGCTGCACTAGCAAGCCCGTCCACGCCTCATACGCGGCCCGTGCGAAGGGTTCCAATTCACTCCCCCTGCGCATGGCCTCATTCTGAAACGTGGCCTGCGCCTCGCCGGTAATGCGCTCAATGGCTACCTTCGTAATCAGGTTGGCGCGGCTGGTGCTGGGGCCGGATCTGGTCATGGCCATCAGGTCGCCGTAGCCGCTGGCCGTGAACAGTCCGGCGCGGGCCTTCAGCCATTCGGGGCTTCCCTGTTCGTGTGGCAGCAGAATCATTCTGCACCCTCCTGGGCCTTCTTCTTCAGCGATTCTAGGGCCGCCGCGCCGATCATCTTCCGCTGTTCTGCGGACAGGTTCCCCCATGCGTCTGCCAGCGCGTCCGCGCCAGTCGTGGCAATGTCTTGCAGACTCAACAGCAGGGCGTCGCGTTCTGGGCTGTCCACCGGCTGCGCTACAGTTGCCGCGTGTTTTTGTGCGGGGACGTGCTGCGCGACAATCTCCGCAACCACTTCGGGCAGCAAGTCCTCAATGTCCTGCGTAAACAGGTCGGACGCTGCCGTCACAGTCAGCACGCCGTCAATCAGGCCGCGTTTCTTCGCCATCTTCAGGATGGTGTTCGATACGTCTGCCGGGTTCGTGCGCACCTGCTTTTTCTGTTCGACACGGCCCTGATACTTGCTGAACTTGATCCGGCGGCGATTCTCCGGCGTGGCGTCGAACTCTTCCTCGCACACAGCTGCACGCCATGCGTACTTGTCCTCGCTGCTGCTGCACTCGCCGATCCCCGCGCCAAGGAACGCGCCGCCAGCGGACAGGATGGACACCTTCACCCGGTAATGGATTTCGCCATCACGCCCAAGGTCGGTGACTTCCGGGTCTGCTGCCAGTCGGAACGTAGACATGATCTTTTCTGCGCCGGGCTTGTAGAGGCTCGGGGTTTTGGTGCCGGGGATGATGCCGAAGTGGGTGTCCTTCTTCATCACTTCCAACATCACATCCTGCATAAGATTGACCTGTGCGCGAACGTCTGCGGCAGTGAGTGAGCGAGAGCCGTAGTTCTCCACGGCGGGCTGAAACGCGACTACCTGGTTCACTTAAAATCTCCTGCCCCAATCGGGGCGCTGTTGAAATTGGGGTTTCCGAATTGCACGGAGGAATATCGGCGATATGCCTTGATTCTGTCGTCAGGCGTGGGCACGCTCGGAACGCCGTGCGTCACGCGGTACAGGCTCAACGGGAAAGGCAGCGGACTCGGGGCCAGCAGGCGGCAAAGGGTGGCGATCATGGCTCCACTCCGGTGGCCTTGGAGATGGCATCTGAAAGCACGCTCCAGTCGATAGCGTCATTGCGCTCAAATGCGTTTAGAGCGAGCTTGCACGCCTCAAGCAACTCTGGCGCGGCTGCGATAAGTCGGGCATTGGCTTCTCGCTCGCCATCACGCATCAATCGCTTGTCGCCAACCACTTTGGCAATTGGTGCAAACCCAATCGTAGAGCCTTGCGCGGGGTGTTCCGGCCGTATCTCAAGACCCCATGCGCCCAATGTTACCCATGGCCCCGGCGTATGTCTTATCATCCGCGTACCCCACTAGAGGCCAGCGCCTCCACGATGCAAGCCCACTGTGCGTCACTCGCCGCCAGCACGATGACCAGCGATACCACGATCACCGCGAAGCCTATCGCGATAATCAGGAACGCGATCAGGTCGGCGATGCTGCGAATGTCTGTGTGCTGGTACAGCCATCGGTGTATCCACTCGCCGCGTGATTTACGGTTATGGGTCATTTCGTTTCTCCAAGACGCAGCCGTGCAAACTCAATCAGCAGCGCATACTCGCGACCAATCTTGGAATCCATGCCGTGCCGTTCTGCGACCGCCGCCAAGAATTGCTCATCGCTGCCCGTGAAGCATCCGCGAGTGGCGACCAGTCCATCCTTGCCGTGCGAAACCGTGAGCGTGCCACCTTCGGAGCCGACTCGGGACACCCAAAGAATTGACGCATCGCCGGACACCTGCGCATCGCCGGACACCTGTAGGTTAGCCTCGGCTTCTACGTAGCCGCCCAAGTCGCCAGCCTCTACAAATGCGCCGATAGCAACAAGAGCGCGGATTCTTCGCAGCTTTCGGCCATCCCATGACGTTACGGTGTCGCCGTCAACAAATTCGTATTTCGCGTTACTCATTTCCTATACTCCTGTCGGGGCATCGTGCCATTCGCTTCGGCGTCCAGCACTGAATCGCGGACGGGTTCGATTGACTCGTTATTCATGTGAACCACGTCCAGCAAATCAGGCCGCATCTCTGACAGGCGGCGGACGTAGTTGGCGAGGTCGGCGGCGTCGATTCCGTCTAGGGCGGTGCGGGTTTTCATGCGTCACCCCTGCGGAGCAATCGAAGGGCGGCGTATCGGCGCATAGCTTCCGCCCTGCATTTTTTAACGGCGAGCGGGTCGCGACAAAAAGCAATGCCTAGCGATTGAAAGCTTCTGGCTGCGTCCGCGATCAAATACTTCCTCCGATCAAACCCCGGCAGACCTGCCAGCGCATCGGCGCGTTCGTATCTATCCATCACCGCCAGCACGTCAAAGCCGTTCATGGCAGCATCACCGGGCTAACCGCACGCTGGCGAAGCTCGCCGTAGCGCACGACATTGATCGGGAACAACTTGTAACGGTCACGGCGCACGCGCTGCAAGGCAACCAGGGGATCGACGGGCGCGAACCTAATCCAACCCTCGCCGCCGCAATCATCGCAGCGCACGCCGTAGTCGCATTGCGGGTCAGGGCCGTAGCCGTGCGGGTTTGTATCGTTGTGCGTCGTTTCGCCTGCGCCGTTGCAGGTTCGGCACTTGCGCTCGGTGGAGGTGTTGCGCTGTGACATTGCAGTCTCCGGTGCGGTGTTGGTTGGTAGGAGTCCAGCTTAGACCTTCTGTCGGAAGTGTCAACCCCCTTGCGCAAAATAGTTTGCAATTCCCCGACAAGCGGTATATCGTGCAATCGTCCCAACAACGAGAGCCGCCATGGCAACCCTTCAGGATTCGGTAAAGAAAGCAGTAAAGCAGCGTAACGCGGACATTGTGCGCCGCCGCAAGAAAGGTGAAACCTTCGATTCAATCGCAAAGGCGGTCGGCCTTACCCGGCAGCGTGTAATGCAAATCCACAAGGAGCAAGCGAAATGACCGCAGCAATCGGATTCCTTTTCATGATCGTCGGATACGCCTGCATGGCCGCAGGCACTACGGCGATGTTCCTGTACGGGGTATTCGTCATGTTCACTGGCGGGTTCTTGGCTGGCCTGCTGATCGCCATACTTGGCCCGATGATCGTTGGCCTCGTTGGCGTGTGTGCGATGTTCGTCGGCACGTCATTGATGGAGGCGTCATGACCACCCTATCCCAATCCCTAGCCCAAAGAGACGCAGGCATGGCCCGAGCGGCGAATCATGCGGAGGCGGTCAATCCTGGCTGGGCTGACCACGCCTATGCCTTCCTCGTCGGCTACGCGATGGCGCATGAGCGGTTCACCAGTGAGCAGGTCACGGATGCCAGCCTGTCGGATGCCACCTTTGATCCGCCAGCCTCGCCCCGCGCATGGGGAGCGGTCTACAGGAGGGCACTGAAGGAGGGGGTGATTGTCATGGTTGGCACTGGCCGCGCCCTGCGCCGTAAGGCTTCGATCTGTCCGTTGTGGGGTTCGCTGGTTGCTGGCCATGACCCCCATTGACACCCCCGATGGCTGGGGGCATGATTCGCATGCGATTTCATCGCCGGCCTGTAGCGGGTCGTGAACGTGAGAGGCAGTGAGTCTCTAGTGATGTGGCTGTCTGTGACCCTTATCAGGTCGTCAGACCGCCTACCTCCGGGGCCGCTACCACAGCAGCCACTTCACTAGGGATTCGCGGTGAATTACTACAAACGCCACATTGGCGACTACGCCAGAGACACGGGACACCTGTCCGCGCTGGAGCATGGCATCTATACCCTGTTGCTTGATTGGTACTACACCAACGAGCGGCCCATCCCCACAGAAAAAGCGTTTCGGATAGCGAAAGCTAACCGAATGGAAACCGAAACGGTTTTGTCTGAGTTCTTCCACGACACTCCGGAAGGCTGGATCCACCACTACGCAGACCGTGAGATTTCCGACTACAAGCGGCGGTCAGAGATAAACACGGCCATCGGAAAGCTAGGCGGAAGGCCAAGGAAAACCGAAACGGTTACCGAACGCAAACCGAACGCTAACCCAGCCACTAGCCATAAGCCAGTAACCATAGAAGAGCAAGAGCATTTGTCACCAGCCGGTGACGCGCAGCAGTGTCCGCAAGCCGAGATAGTCTCCCTGTACCACGAGCTACTCCCTGCAAACCCGCGCATGAAGGTATGGGATGGGGAAAGGGCCAAGGCGTTACGGACACGCTGGAGGGAAGACCCGAAGCGGCAGAATCTGGATTACTGGCGTGCGTTCTTTGGCCATGTCGCAAAGTCGCCATTCTTGACGGGGCAGGTTGCCGGACAGGGTGGACGCGCCTTCCTGCCGGGACTGGACTGGCTGCTGAAGCCTGCCAACTTTGCCAAGGTCATTGAAGACCGATACCACGAGAAATCCGCATGAGCGCCGCCGAGAACGTCATTTCCTGCATCCTGGTTGGCGAGCGTGAGGCGTATTGGCGGGTGGCCGATCTGCTTACCCCGGCGGACTTCACGGCTCCCCTGCATGCCCGACTGTACGAGATCATCGGCAGCCTTGCCCGTGGAGCGGGTGCGCTGGACGTGTTTTCGGTTGGAAGCGAGGCGTCTAGGCTGGGCGTGTGTTCGGACGCGGACGTGGTCGACTTGGCCAGCAAGGCGTTCAGCTACGCCAATATCCGCGCCCATGCCGAAATCCTGAAGTCGGAGACATTGCAGCGCAGGTTCAAGGCCATTTGTTCGGATGGCGCGAAGACCGGCGATATGGCGACTACGCAGGCCGCGATCACGTCCCTGCTGGCCGCCCAGCCCGCCCATGCGGTCACGGCGGCGGATGCGGCTAAACGAATGTGGGATGGCGTCGTAGCCCGTTACGAGGCGGGCGAAGACCTTGCCGGCCTGTCAACCGGGTTTCCTGCGATTGACGCCATGACGGGTGGGCTTCAGCCGGGGCGGGTATACGGAATCGGCGCACGAGCCAAGATGGGGAAGACCATCCTGGCCATGAACATTTGCACGAACGTTGCCCGTGCCGGTCATCCGGTGGCGATTTGGTCGCTTGAGATGAGCGACGAAGAGCTGATGCAGCGCATGGCCTGTTCAATTGGCGAGGTAGATTCCGTGCTGCTTCAGCGCCCCAAGCTGCTAGACGATCACTCGGAGTCATGGGCGAAGCTGACAATGGCCGTAAAGACCCTGCGCGAGTTGCCACTGAAGGTGAGTGACCGAACGGACGTAACCATCGAAATGATTGAAGCGCAGGTCAGGCAAATGCACGCGATGGGCGAGTGCAAGCTGCTGTGTATCGACTACCTTGGCCTGTTACGCCTTCCGAAAACAGACCGCCACGATCTATCCATCGCCCATGTAACGCGCCGGGTGAAAATCATCGCGAAGGAATTGAGGATTCCGGTGATTCTGGTTTTCCAGCTTAACCGTGGCAGCGAAAGCGGGCAGGCCGTCCGCACGCCGCGCCCGTCGGATGCGCGTGACTCGGGGGCGATTGAGCAGGACTTGGACGCCATGCTGCTGCTGCATCGCCCCAGCTACTACGACAAGAACGCGCAGCAGGGGCTTCGCCTGGACTTGGCTATCCAGCGCAATGGGCCAACCGGATTGATCCGCCTTGACGACGATCTGCGACGATGCAGGTTTGTCCATAGCAACCACGAGTGGAAAGATTCGACAAGCCGCATATCAGGAGATAACGGACTATGAATATCGAAGAGAGAATCGAATGGCTGAACAATCAAGCGGCTGCCATAGAGGAAAAGCTAGACCCGCAGAAAGACCCGCACGAGTGGGAAGGCGAGAGGCTTATGGCAGCGACTATGCGGCACCTGGCGGAATTGTGGAGCAAATGAACTTTCCGACAAGCGGTCAACTATGGCGCAGGAATATCCGTATCGTTACAGCATGCGAGGGAAACAAATATGACGCGCAAGTCAGACAAGCCCAAGGTTGAGCCGGTGCGGCTTGAGCCGAATCCGGATTACCGCAAGGCTCGCCCGAGCGACACGACGGTCAACGGGCTGGACTGCTGCTATCAGGACGCCAGCACCATCCTCGCCCTGCGCGACCACTACCAGTTCTTCAAGGTGACGTGATGTCGAAGCACATCGTCAACAGTGAAGTGGAGCTTCAGTCGTTCGTGGGGATGCTGCGAGAGCTGTGGCACTCCCGGCGCTACCTTGAGTTGACGATAAAGGAAGGCAAGGGACGCAGCGTTGAGCAGAACGCGGTGCTGCACGGATGGTTCGGCCAGGTGTCGCGTGAGCTTCGGGAGTATGACCCGAGGGGCGTCAAGCGGTTCTGTAAATTACATTTCGGGGTTCCGATTCTGCGCGCCGAGGATGACGACTTCCGGGCCGCGTATGATCGGGTAATAAAGCCGCTGGGCTACGAGGATAAGCTGGTGGCGATGGACATTCTGCCGGTGACTTCAGCCATGACCACGCGCCAACTGGACGCCTGCATGGCGGACATTCAAGACCACTACAAGCCCAAGGGCGTGACCCTTGTGTATCCAGAGAAGGAGCGGGCTGCATGAAGCGCAAACTACAACCGACCGCCGAGGTCATGCGGCAGCAACTCGCCCTTGCGGCGGATGAGATTATTAGGCTGCGTGGCGCTTACATTTCGTCGGACGAAAGGAATACGAAGGCGGACAATGTAGCGGTTGTAATCTACTTCACGGCAGGCGTCGTGTTCGGCGCAGGCTTCATGTTGTTCCTATGGTTGCAGCCATGAAGCAGCGCCGATCCACAGGAACCCCGACCATCGCGCAGAAAACGCGCTTCGTCATATTGCAGGACATTGGCTGCATCACCTGCCTGTCCCGTGGCGAGCGGCGAGCCTGTGAAATTCATCACTTGACAGTGGGCGGGAAGCACGGCCAAAAGCGCAGGGGCCATGACTTCACCATTGGCCTTTGTGAGTGGTGCCACAGGGGTGTAGGCTTGGATTCCGGACAGCCCAGCTACGCCCGCGAGCCGCGCCGGTTCCGCGAAGTGTTCGGCGACGATGATGCGTTGCTGGCCGAGCAAAACCGGCTTATCGCCATCTGGCGTGATTCTATTATTGGTGGGAGGTGATGAGTAAATGGCAGCCAATCGAAACCGCGCCGAAAACCGGCGAGCCTATCCTGCTATACCAGCCAAGCGAAGGCGGACAGATTGGCCCGAATCTCGACCTTGACCCCGGTTACTATATTTTTACGGGATGGTTTGTGCGGGGGCATTGGTACTGCTGCGAATATGATGCTTTTGAGAAAGATCCAACCCACTGGCAACCACTACCGGAGCCGCCGAAGTGAATCTTGACAGCGCAACGCCCCCGAACCCGGATACCCTAATCGACTACGGGCGCGACGAAATCGTCCAGCGCCTATCAGAAGCCGCGAGGAAGGAGGCCACGAACGGGGATGGGCGCGCGCTGCGGGTGCTGCAGCGGTTGCTCACGGTGTGCGGGTACGAGAGGCGGAAGGGGCATTGTGACGATGGGAATTAAGCTCAAATGATGGCGTACGAGATCGTCCTGCCGTGGCCGTCCCGCGACCTGCACCCGAACGCTCGCGTCCATTGGGCGAAGCGCAGCAAGGCAGCAAAGGTGGCCCGTGCTGATGGACACATGGCGGCGAAGGCATGCGGATGGCACTTGATCCCGTGGGCTGAAGGGCGCTTGCACGTCTGGATCGACGCCTACCCTGCCGACAAGCGTCGACGCGATGCGGACGGCCTGTTGTCCTCGCTGAAACCGTGGCTGGACGGTATCGCGGATGGTATGGGCGTAGACGATGCTAGGTTCGTGCCGCACCCTTGGGTGAAGGATGAGGTTCGGAAGGGCGGAGAGGTTCGGATTCGGATCACCAGCGGGCCGATGCCATGAGTCAATCACTCGCCAAACTTTTTGCCACGCTGGACGACGCCGAGATGGCCGGCTTCGCAGCCATGTACCAGATGATCGCCGACCGCCGGCAGAAGGAGGCACGGCAGGCCCAGCGTGAGGCCGACGCGGCGCGGAAGGAACTCAAGCGCCGAAAACTGGAGTAACATCGTTCACACCCAGCCATCCTCCCCTTTGGCTGGGTACGCCGGAGGCCGCACTCCCCAGCGGTCTCCGGCAACTTTAGCGAGACATAACGGTATCCGCTGGCCTTCCAAGCCGTGCAGGCGGGGTTCGAGTCCCCGGTTTCGCTCCAACCTTGCATCTCACACTTCACGCGGTATGATGCGGCATCCATAGGGGTGCCTTCCCATGTTCAGACTTTCCAAGCGTTCGCGTGACAAGCTGGCCGGGGTGAACCCGAAGCTGGCGGCAGTGGTCGAAAGGGCCATTGAGCTAACGGAAGTGGATTTCGTGGTTGTGCAAGGCAACCGCACGCAGGCAGAGCAGGACGCGCTATACGCGCAGGGGCGCACCAAGCCCGGCCCCAAGGTCACATGGACTCGCAACAGCAACCATATCGGTGGCAACGCGGTTGACTTGGCCCCTTGGGTAAATGGGGCGATTGAGTGGGACAACTCCGGCAGGCTGGGCCTGTACCCGCATATCGCCGCCGCCATGCAGGACGCGGCAACCGAGTTGGGCGTCCCGATCACATGGGGAGGATCGTGGAAGTCCACGCCAGACCGCCCCCACTTTGAACTGAAAAGGGGTTGACCATGCTGGATTTCATCCTTGGATTCCTCCCCGAAGGATCACCAGCCATGAGCCGGCGATTCGACTTCACCGGGTGGAAGCGCAAGATTTCGACATGGCTCGGACTGGCGTCTGGCATGGCGTCGCTGGCTATCGTGACGTTTGCCGCATGGCCGCAGCGCGTGCAAGACCTGACGCCTGACTGGTTCCTTGTGGGGCTGGCCGCCCTGTCGGTTTCCAGCGTGCTGAACCCGTTTGCTACGAGTTTCAAGCAGAAGGGCTTGGAAAAGTGAACGAGTACCTGTCCCTGCTGCAATACCTTGTCGGCCCTGCCATCCTTGGCCTTGTGGCTTGGGTCTATTCGATCCAGCGGGCGCTGGAAGCGCATCGCCTGGACGTGGCGGAGCGGTACGTTCGACACCCTGAACTGACGAAAATGGAGACGGTCATGTCCGAGATTCAGCACCAATTGGCCGAGATTCTGAAGACCGTTCACGAGTTGAAGGGTGCGGCTGCAGCGAAATGAGCAACTTGCCCGGGGAGCTTGATCGGCTGGAGCGGCTGCTGGTTGAGACGATTGCGCTGTCGGCCCCGGGGGAGAAGTCCGGCACGGCGACGATCAATATCAACGCAGGCGGGGCGGGCATGTGGATTGTCGTGACCTGCTGCATGGTGTCGTTTGTGATGAACATCGCGCTGGCGGTGGCGTTTTTAACGTTAAACCGAGAGATGGCCGACATGCGAGACTACGTGAATGCCACGTACATGATGGCCCCGGCCCTGCAAGAGAAAGCCCTCAAGCTGGATAAGGAGAAAGTGCCATCCCGACCATAATCGTGATTACACCACCACCCAAGAAGCCGCCGACCAGTGGCCAGCGTAAGGCTGTCGACCTTTCCGATATCCCCGCCGTTGGTGAAGGAACCATCGCCGACATGCTCCGTGATGCGGCTGACGTGCTGGACGGGAAGGCCGAATAACCCGACGAGCGGTATCCCATCGCTGCCGTTTTCGTTGTAGGATGGGATGTGGTGAATGCGCAGGCTGATGCGCAGTTGTGTGCCTATCAACAGGTTAGACGACCGGGGCTGGCGGCCCGGGGGTTGCGGGTTCGAGTCCCGCCGGCAGGCTGAAATGCCGCGTAAACGAAGCGCATGACTACCAATGGACGCTACATGGGAAGCCGGAGATCAGCACCGGCCACCACACAAGTTTCACCCCGGAGTCTGCGGCTCCTCCGCCCGGGGTCTTTTTACAAGGGAAGGCCATGATCCAGTCCTACATCGCGCTTGCTTCAAGCCTGTATCGACATGAGGAAGAACGAAGGTTCTATGCCGCTTGTGCCAAGCATCCCGAGATCGCCCCAAAGCTGATCGCCGACCGCAAGGCCGAGCAGATCGAGCATGAACGCCAGCGCCACGAGGATGCACGCAATGCCCGCATGGTCGAGGCGACCCGCGAGGTGGCTCGCAGTATCCGGATGCTCCGCTATGATTGACGCAATCTGGTACGCCGTGACGCTGCTGTGGAATACATGGGTGGATGATGCGACTCCCTGACCCACTCGCCCCCTACGCCAGCCTAATCAAGTGGGGGCTGATAGCCTTGCTCGCGCTTGGAGTGGTAGGCTCAGTCCTGTGGTACGGCCATAGCGAAAAGGCGGAAGGTAAGGCCGAGGTTCAGGCCCAGTGGGATGCCCAGAAGGCTAGGGATGAGGCGGAGATCGCCCGATTGACCGCCTTACGCGCCAAAGTGACCGTGAAGGTCGAAACCGTCTACGTTGACCGCGTTCAGGTCGTCAGGGAGAAAGCCCGTGCAATCGAAACCGTCCGTGAGGTATTCGTTCCTGTGGATTCTGGCGAGCTGCCTGGTGGCTTCCGGCTGTTCTTCGATGCCGCCATCACGGGTTCCATTCCCGAGTCCGCCAGCATCACTGATGCAGCCCCTGTCCCCATTGCAGACGTTGCCGACACCCACGCCGTCAACACCGAGCGGTGTCACATCGCCTACGAGACAGTAGCGGCATGGCAGGCATGGGCAACCCAGCAAGCGGCTGTGAAGTAGTTAACAAGGGGGAGTGCAAGTGAGCGACATGCCAAAATTAGCAGAGCAATACCGAGAGGGAAGGCTCAACCCTAGGCATCATGGAGTTTCGTTCCATATAGTTGCTGATAAGCCACGCCTGCCATACTTCCAAGTATTCAAGGGCAAGAAGGGCTGGCACTGGACCTGCTGGAGAAGGCGCTAGCCCATATCCCCAAGCCCAGTGGCCCCATCGGCGCAAGGATGGATCCACGCAAGGTAGCCATCGTTGCTGCCATCCGCATCTTCCTCCAAGAGAACAAGACCGAGAACGTAGGAGTCGACCCGCAATGAAGAACAGCACCGCACAGACCGTCGCAACCCTTGGCATCGCATGGCTTGATGCCCGTGATGCCCGAGTAGCAGCTAAGCGAGCGCGCAACAAAAAGGCGGCAGAGTGGTACGACAGCGACGAAGGCGTAGAGCGCAACGACATGGAAGAAGAAGACCACGCCGCTTTAGCCGCCTACACCGCAACCGAGCAAGCCGCCTACAAGGCTGCCGTCATTGCGGACACCGCGGCACGTGCCAGGTTCAAGAGCGCGGCGGGTAAGGCCAAGAAGGAAATGGAGGACGAGCCTGCGCCTGCGCCTGGTGTCGTAGTCATCGCGAAGCCCGAGGTAATCGGCAATGCATGACCGTGAGGACGACGGCTTGCCGCCGCTTCCGCCGCCGGAACCCGCCAAGCCCAGCCTGCGCGGGCAGCGCCACGGCATCACCCGCGCCCGTGACGCCAAGCGAGCCGCCGAAACGGTGTACGATGCCGTCATTGCCTCCCAAGGCGTCGTGAGGATGCCAGCGCCATGACCTACCTCGTCATCGCCAATAGTCAGGTACACCTTGAGACCATCTCCGAAGAGATGGCCCGAGCAAGAGCCGAGGAACTGGCCCGTTCAGGAGCTGATGCCCGCATTGCCGAAGTCACCGCCACATGCAATGCCAACAGCAACAGCCCGGAGTGGGTAGAATGACCGCAGATGAGATCATGCTGCTGACCATCCTGGCGTTCGTCGTCATAGGATGGGCATGCAAGCCGTCCAAGAAGGACAACGCAGCGGCGGAGCGAGCTAACCGCCGGCTGTTCAAGTAACCATACGCATGCGTTTGGACGAGTGACGACCAATGAATGCACAAAAAAAACAAACATCAGGAATCGGGAAAGGGTCACCTGGCCCTGGACGCAAGAAAGGCGTCCCCAATAAGGTCACAGCCGACCTCCGTAACATGATCCATGAGGCTTTAGCCAATGCGGGCGGTGTGGACTACCTCACTACGCAGGCAAAGGCGAACCCCGGCGCATTTATGACCCTTGTAGGGAAAACCCTTCCCAAAGAGGTCACCGGCCCCAACGGCGATCCACTGTTCACTGGCATCAAGTTCATTGGGGTTGCCGTTGAATGACGGTGCTGGAAATATTGATACCTGACAAGCTGAAGCCGCTGGCGCGGGAGATTCGCGGAGACCGTTATCGTCACATCATCCTGCGAGGCGGGCGAGGGTCGGGGAAGTCGCGGGGGGTCACCGACGTACTTGTTGCCCACTCCTACGCGGAGTCGTTGCGCATCCTGTGCTGCCGAGAGACGCAGAAGTCCATCAAGGAATCCAGCTACCGATTGATATCGGACCGGATCAAAGGGTTGGGGATGGGGTCAGCCTTCGACATTCAAGAGAAGGTCATTAAGGGGCAAAATGGAAGCGAATACGCCTTCGCTGGCCTGAAGGATCACACCGCCGACAGCATCAAGAGCTATGAGGGGTTCGATATTGCGTTCATAGAAGAAGCGCATGCCGTCCGGGACCGATCCGCCAACGTCCTGATCCCTACCCTTCGCAAGCCTGGCTCAAAGCTGATTTGGGCGTACAACCCAGACCAAGAGGACGATTTTGTCCACAAGCTGGCCAACTCCGGGCGACAAGACGTGCTTGTCATCGACATAAACTGGTCAGACAACCGGTTCTTCCCCAAGGAACTGGAAGGCGAGCGTCTGGCAATGAAGGCGCTGAACGATGACCTGTATCAGCACATTTGGGAGGGCAAGTGCCGGTCCAAGGGTGGCATCTTGTTCAAGCGCCGATGGTTCAAGCGCTACCCCCTGGGCGAGCATCCGAAGTCCCTGAAGCTCTACATGTCCACGGACTACGCGGGCGCACCTGACCCTGACCAGCCGGAGCGTGAGCCGGACTGGAATGAGTTCGGCGTGGGCGGGCTGGACTCCGGTGGCGGCCTGTGGTTCGTCGATTGGTATTCCGGGCAGGAGGATGCGGAGGACTGGATTCCCGCATGGCTGCAATTGGTCCGCAAGCACAAGCCGCTGGCCGTGTTTGAGGAGAAGGGGACGATCCTGCGAACCCTGGACGGCACCATCGACACCGCGATGCGCCGCAGCAAGACTAATGCCTACCGGCACCCGATTGCTTCGGCCTCCTCCAAGGCTGACCGTGCGCTGGGTTTCGCGGCCTACGCCAGCACCAACGAGGTGTGGGTTCCGGAGTGCGAGTGGGGCGATCGCCTGATAAACCAGCTTTGCGCGTTCACCGGGCAAGACGGCAAGACCGATGATATGGTGGACACTTGCAGCCTGTTCGGGCGGGGCGTGGACGAGATGATAGATGCCCTGCCCGAGCAGTCACCGGAGGATCGTGGCGTGAAGCCGTTTACCGTACAATGGTTGAAATCCGGGGATCGCCCGGCTGCGCCTGTCAAGAGGTTCTAGCGATGGATGAGGTGGTCAACAAGGTCGTGCAGGCCGTCCAGCCCGGTGACACGAGCGCCGAAGAGAAGGCGCTGGTCGCACAATGGGCCAAGACCATTGAGCATGCCCGCAAGAAGGATGAGCCGTTCCGCAAGGTCGTGGTGCGTGACCGGAAGTATTGTTCTGGCGAGGCGCTGCTTGGCTGGGAGGTCAGCACCAACCTGATCCAGGCGACCATTGAAACGCTGATCCCCTTCATGTACGCGAAAGACCCTGACGTGGACGTGGTTCCACAGGATCAGGTCGCCGCAGCCCCTAAGCTCCGCCCCCAGCCGCCGCAGCCACCAACCGGTGCGATTGGTCCGGACGGCCTGCCGATGATGGCCCCGGACGGGGTTCCGGTGTCGCCCGGCCCGGAGCAGATGGTTCAGCATGCGGTAGCGATGGCTAAGTATCAGGCCGAGATGGCCGAGATGGAGGCGAAGGCCAAGGCTGACCGGGATCAAAACGACTTCATACGCAGGCTCTCGCAGACGATTGAGATCGTCATCTCCCGTCTGTGGACCAAGGCGAAGCTGAAGCGCGAGGCGAAAAAGACGTTGCGCGGCAGCATGTCCAGCGCCGAGGGGTGGATGAAGGTGTCATTGCAGGGCGACCTGCGCACCGATCCGACCGTGCAGCAGGAACTCTACACGCTGCAGCAGCAGTATCAGGCCATCGATGGGCTGGAGCGCCGGCTGGCGCAGGGCGAGCAGGCCATCGACTACGACGCCAAGCGCGCCGAGCTGCAGGTCAAGATAGATGGCGCACAGTCCCGCGTGGAGACCTACGTCGCCCGCTGCTTGGTGATCGACTGGATCGACACGCTGGACATGCAAACTAGTCTTGAGCCGCGCTCCGTGTCCGAGGGCATCAATGGCCCATGGATGGCAGACCGCACCTTCTTCACGGTGGACGAGGCCAGCGACCGCTACGGGATCGACAAAGCGAGGCTTGCCTCTGCGACCCGGTACAAGCAGGCCGAGCAGCCTGTCGACTTCGCCGGCCCGGATCGTCCGGCCCCATCATGGGCGCAAGAGGCTGACGGGTGGACCAAGACCAATGACGCCGATTCAGATGGCATGGTGTGCTGTTGGGAAGTCTGGTCACGCAAGGACAACATCATCTACACGTTCTTTGAAGGGACGGAGTATTGGGCCAAGCCGCCGCAGCCGCCGCGCTTCCAGACGACCCGGTTCTATCCGTACTTCCTGCTGGCCTTGTACGAGGTCGATGGACAGCGCCATTCGCAATCCTTGTCCAGCCGCCTGTCCAAGCTGCAGGACGAGTTTGCCAGCGCCCGCTCCAACTTTGCTGAGGTGCGCCGTCGCGCCAAGCAGGCGGTGATCTTCGACAAGACCAACATCTCGCCGGAGGATGCAGAGCGACTGGAGAATGGCACCAATCAGGAATTGATCGGCATCTCCCCCTTGCGCCCGGGCGAGCCGATTTCCAGCGGATTCGCCCCGAAACCGTACAACTCCGTAGACGGTAGCCTGTACGACACCGGCCCGATCCAGCAGGACATGGAGGCGGTCAGTGGCGCACAGGACGCCTTGCGCGGCGGCCAGCAGTACGCCAAGACGGCCACGCAGTCAGAGATTGAGGCGGCAGGCGGTCAGGCGCGCACCGGCTATGGCCGCGACAACTTGGACGAGATGCTGACCGACATGGCGCAGTACACCGCCGAGCTGGCCCTGCAGGGGTTCACCGCCGAGCAGGTGCGGACGTGGGCAGGCCCGCATGCCGTATGGCCGCAGGGCACGACGCCGGAGAAGCTGGAGTCGCTGGTCTATGTGTCCATCCGAGCCGGCTCCAGCGGCAAGCCAAATACCAGTTCCGAGCGCGAGGCATGGGCCGCTATCCTTCCACAGCTTCAGGCGATGATGGCGCAGATCGGCCAAGCGCGAGGCGCTGACCCTGCCGAGATGGCGGACAAGATGACCGAGTTGTTGCGTGAAACCGTGTCGCGCACAGGCGATAAGATCGACGTGGACCGCTTCCTGCCTATGACTTCCCCTGGTGGCATACAGGGCATGGGTCAGGGCATGCAGCCACTCCCAGCACCCACCCAGCCGGCCCCGATGCCTGCGCCTGAGCCGGCAGTTCCCGGCATTGCACCATGAGGACGAGACATGGGCCCGAATGACGGAAAGCCGGATAACGAAACCCAAAGCATGGAGGACGTGATCTTCCAGAATGTCGGCGCGGTGGAGGAGGCTCCCTACGATGCGCAAGCCCCGGAGGCCGAGGCTCCTGTGGTTGACGATGCAGAGCCGGCTGTTGAGGGCGGAGATGCTGAAGCCAAGCCGGAGGCTGCAGACGATACTCCGCCTGCTGACGCGCCGGTCCTGTCCGAGCATGAGCAAAATGTTGAGGACGAGATCAAGGCGCTTGGGCTGACCAAGGACGACACGCAGAGGCGATTCCGCGAGCTTGCCAATGAGGCCCGCGAGGGGCGTGAGTACAGGGAAACCGTGCAGGCGCAGGAAAAGGTGTTCCAGCACCTAGAGTCCAGCGGCATCACGGGCGAGCAGTTCGGGATGATGACCGCCATTGCCGGCGACGTGAACAGCAATGACCCCGCCCGACTGGATCGAGCTTATCAGGCGCTGTCCGCCGAGCTGGCCTCGCTGGGAAAGAAGCTGGGGAAAGAGGCTCCAGGCTATGACCCGTTGTCCGAGTTCCCTGAGCTGGCCAAGCGCGTGGACGAAGGCGACATTGACCGGGCCACAGCGGTTGAGCTGGCCGGCGCGCGTCGACGCGAGGCCGTGACCCGTGAGCATGTTCAGGTCACCCATGCGCAATCGGAGCAGACGCGGCAGTTGAATGCGACCCGCGACGGACTCAATGCACTGGAGGCTGAGTTGAAGGCGAACGATCCGGACTATTCCCGCAAGCGCGCCATACTGGAGCCGATCATGCGCGCCACGCTGCCGGGGGTGCCTGCGGACAAGTGGGTTGCCACGTATGCGGAGGCGTATGCAAAGCTGCAATTGCCCGCTGCTGCGCCTGTGGTCACTCGTCCCGACCCGGCCAACGCACGACGCCCTGAAGGTGGCGCAGGTGGCGCTCGCCCCAAGAACGCGGAAGAGGCGGTACTGGCTGCGCTTGGATTGTCGCCGGGGGCTTGACGCCTCCGGTTTTCTGGGCGCACTATTGACATACCGGCGATATGCCAGCCGGGACACGCAAGCGATTGCCGGTGTCGCGCCCGGTAGCATGTAATCAAGGCGTCATGCCCCTTGGAGCGTGAGAGGTGTTACTTCCCTTTCATCCCCAAGAGGATTGCCATCATGCCCTGGACCCCAGGCCAGCTTCAGGAAGCCGCGTACACTTCCCTCGATTTCTATGTCCGCAACAAGCCGCCTGTAGACCAAATCAACATTGCGCACCCCCTGCTCTCCCTTCTGGAGCGCTCAAAGATGGATTTCGATGGCGGTAAGCAGTACATCGTCCATCAGATCCGCACGACCAACGCCGACAACTCACAGTGGTTCGGTAGTGATGGTCAGGTGGGTTACAACAGCCGCAAAACCATCCGTCAGGCCAACTTCCTGTGGTCGAACGTCCACTCGGGCGCTCTGTTGACGGAAGAGGAACTGCTGCAGAACGGCATCAGCGTCACCGACGACATGAAGGTCACCCCGACCCGCTCGGAAGTCGTGCAGCTGACCAACCTGCTCAAAGAAACCAACGACGTCATCAACCTCGGTCACGAGGACTTCCTTGACCACGAGTTGCACTTGGACGGCACGCAGTCCACGGACTCGGTTCCGGGTCTGGATGCGCTGATCTCCACCACTCCGAATACCGGCATCGTGGGCGGCATCAACCGCGCTACGGCGGGCAACGAGTACTGGCGGAACAACGCGCAGACGGGTATCAGTACGGCCACCGCTGGCGTCCTGACCGAAGCCATGGAAACACAGTGGCGCAACTGCACCCGCTACGGTGGCGAGTCTCCGAACGCCATCATCTGCGGCGGCAAGTTCTTCGACGCCTATCGCAACGACGCCAAGAACACGGTGCAGCGCGAGATCATGCTGCAGGGCAACGGTGCCACCGCCCCGAACATGAACGCCGGTATTTCCAGCGTGTTCTTCAAGGGTCTGCCGGTGATCTGGGACCCGATGCTGGATCGACTGGAAGCGGAGTTGCCGGGTTCGACGGTGGACTGGGACAAGCGTTGCTACTTCCTGAACACCAAGTTCCTGCGACTGAATCCTGCCAAGGGCCAGTGGAACCAGGCGCGTCGTCCGCCCCGCGTGTATGACCGCTACACCCACTACCTTGCCATGACCAGCCGTTTCGGCCTGTCGGTCACCAAGCCCAACTCCATGGCCGTTCTGGCCCTGAGCTAAGGAGAGACACCCATGCCAATGACCGTACAACTCGCCGCGAACGTCGCACTCACCGGAACCGTCACCCAGACGGCGGTTTCGATGCGTGACACACCGCTCAATGCTTACCGCAAAGTCATCATCCGTGTGAATCTGGATGGTGTCACCGGCACCCCGACCCTGCTCATTGAGGGTTCGGAGAACGGCGGCACGTCCTACTCCACGATTGGCACCTTTGCGATTACCGCCGGCCTGCCGTCCGTCCAGCAGGAAATCCAACTGTATCCGCTGGTGCGTGTTCGCCAGTCGGTTGCAGGAAGTGCCGGTATCGCCAACGTCTACGCCGAAGGGGTGCAGTAATGCGTGCGCTGTTCTATAACGTCAATGTCATCCGTGATGCCAACTTCCATATCCCGCGACTCGTCTCGGCATGGGAGCTGCCCATCCTCCAGGAAATCTATGGTGAAGGAAGCATTGAGGTTCAGGCCGAGGAGCAGCGCGACATTCCTGATATCGACGTAGCGTCTGAAAAGGCGCGCTTAGAGCGTCACTACAAGGTTGAGGAAGATAGCAAGATCCCGTTCGTTGAAGTCGTGTATGGCCGTGGGCCTGCCGGAATCAAGGCGCTGGAGAAGGCGATCAAGGCTTCCGAGATCGAAGAGAAGCGCAAGCCCAAGCCTGCTGACGCGTGACCCATAGGGCCGGGCAACCCCCGGCCCTTCTTCTATAGGTGATCCATGATTGAGGGTCTGTTCCGGAATGGGGGAGATTGGGAGTCGGCGCTTGCCGTGACCCCGCCGCCGTTCTTTGTTGAGGACGCCGGCTACCTGTTCGCTACTGACGGCGCAGGGGTTGGAGATCGCTCAATCACCTTCATCGGTGACTTCGCCCTGCTGCCAGGGAAATACACCTCAACGCTGCATGTACAGGACAATCCGCTGTCGGAAAGCCTGTATGTGGCTATCGACTATTCTGTGGGCGTGACGCCGTACCAGCTGCTGTTTCCGCTCGGGAATGAGCTGGGCATCTACGACCAAGTGTTCACGCTGCCCACGGGGGTCACCGCCTTTTCCGTGAGCGTGGTGGCGTACAACGGCGTGACCTACGTTGCGCCCACTTTCCTCAACTCCACGCTCCAGACCGCGCCGCAGGGCAAGAATGGTCAGGTGCTTGTCAATGGCGGATCGTCCGACTACACGCGGTTCCTGTGCTATGACGCACCCGTCGACTACAACACTGGACTGTTCAGTGACCCGACGACCAAGACGCTGGGGCAGTTGAAACTTGAGCTGCTGACGCGCTTGGGCTATGCGGCGCAGGGCTACCCGCCCGGCATGGAGGCATTGCTGACCAGCTTCCTTCAGGACGCACAGGAACAGGCGTACTGGCGCTATCCGGTGCTGCACA